GTGATATGCTCCGATATATTCTTCACCAGTCTTTATGGTAAACTCGCCTCCTGAACTATAAAGTCCTGTTTGGATCTGATGTAAATTATAATGGGGTTTTTGAATACGAGTCATGATTTGACTTCTTTTGAACAAATTAGACTTACAATTATAGAATTTACAATATTCATTTTCTTTTCAAATGACTTTCTCAAATTCGTCTGTCTTATCTTTTCTTTAGTTTCTTCCGAAACTTTTTTACCAAGATGTGCTTGTCGTATTCTTTCTTTATGTTCTTCTGTTTGTGGAGCATATTCTCTGTTTAAATTAATTTGCCTAATTTTTTCAGTATGCTCTGGTTTCTGAGGACCGAGTTTTTTACCTTTGTGTGCAATACTCATTTTTTTTTTTTTTTTTATTGTTGCAGATTTTCCAAAATTCGGATTATTTTCTCCAGTATTTAATTTAATCAACTTTTCAATTGTTTCAGAAGTATGTTTCCGTCTTTTTCCAGATTCTGACATTTTCTTCTTAGATTCTTCAGAATGTTTAAATCCTCGCTTTCTTGGCTTTGCGTTCAACATTCCCTTTCTAATATTTTCTTTATGTTTTTCAGTCAATGGCTTACTATGTTTTCCTTTTTGAGCAATTCTTTGTTTTTCAATATATTCCGCACTTCTAGGTTTAAGTTTCTTACCGAGCATACACCACTCTCCTCCACCTAAAGCACAATTATAAGTGTCTTCGCGTTTTCTAAATTCATCAGTGACCAATTCAACTTCTTTCGCAATCATTTCATCTGGATTATCATAAATAAATAATATTTCCTTTTTGAAATTTTCCCTTCCAAATTCTCGAATTACTTTTTGAATCAGTTTTCCAGAACCTAAATACCCATCTTCTAATTTATCGGTTGAATGTCTTCCGATATAAATAAATCCATTAATTAAATTGGTTGTTTGATAAACAATATGATACCTTTTCAAATAAAAATTCCTTATAAATTTATATAATTAACTTTGGGGTAGTATGCTAAAATTCCATCTAGATGTGTTTCCCATGATGAGCCTTGCAATCTCTGTTCTACGCGAGTGACCATGAAATATGACTTATACTCATTTCTCCATTTAGCAGGAATTTGCGTTGAACTTATTCCATTCCCAGGGACAAACCCCCAAATTCCATCAATATCAATTGAAATAGACAATCCGGGATAGTGAACAGTTTCGTTTGTCGCAATTTGTGGATTATTCTTATTCAATCTACTCATTATCGATTTCAAAGCATTGATGTCTTGCCCATTAAAATAATTCTTACCTAGATTTCCCGGATCAATGACCAACGCATAAGCATCTGTATTTGCTTTGTTATATTCTGATTGACGTTGATCTTTCAATTTATCATTACATCCTCTAAGAACAGCAATTGAATCGCCTTTCTTTGAAGATCCAACAAACATCGCTGCTTTATATTCTTGTGATCCGACGTTTGATTGAACATCACAAGTTCTCGTTGAACCATCTCCATCAATTGGATCAAATACGATTACAGGCAATTCATCAGAAACACCAAAGTTTTGATCCACGACCAACAACTTCTTTAAATTATCTGGATGTTCGACCAATCTCAATGAAATTGCACCTCCAACTGCTGATGATATGTGATCCGCTAACTTTTCAAAGAAATCAACGATATTAATAGTTTCTTCTTTTGTATCTTTTACATCTGTATTATCAGAATCTGCTTCTCGCTTCTTCGTTGCTTCTGTAAATGCAGCAACAACAACATCTCGGTGAACTAATATATTTTGTAATTTAATATCACCAGATGAATTAGACTTGACTGCACCTAAATTTTTACAATCGCCATCAAAATCTTTCCCTTCGCCAGAATCATTCTTATAATTTGCATCTCCAAGCAATAAAACAGATAACGGATCGCCAGAAGTAATTTGATCGCCAATTTTACATTTTGAGTATTCTGGGTGAAATTCTATTTTTAATTCATTGAACTTATCTCTTTCATGAGCGACTCCACAACCCATCGCTTTCAATAATTGATCATTTATAATTCTGTTAACAATATAACCAAGAGTTAAATAAACTTGATTGTTTGCAGCCTCAACTTCACTCTTTCCAAAACCGAGATCCTTTGCAATTCCTCCAGACCATGCCATAAATTTATCCATTGTATCTCGAATATGATCTCCTGAATAAACCACGATGGCGGCAGATTTATCTTGTGATCCTGGACTGTAATTGACGAATGAAGTGATGACTTCACCATCCTTTAAGGAATCTATTGAAAATTGACCATTTTTTTGAGCATCTGCTGCTATTAATTGAGCAACTCCCTTAACAGGATGTTTTGTCAAGTCAATTCCCGTAAAATAAACAATTGGTCCAGAATTTCCGCTTTGACCTGTTCCATCCGAACATCCATTGCAAACAACAATCTGCATATCGAGATTTTTAATTGCAATTGCAGAACTCACAGCTGTAAATGATGCGATCCAATGCCCATCTTGAGTTGTTGAAAATGAAAATGAGGCTACTTTAAAACCTTGCAATTTTCCAGAATTTCCATATCCCCATTGGTTTTGAGCATATCCAAATTCAACATCAACTTCATTTCCCGGCAATAAAAACTTTTCTTGAACCAATTCAAAATCAGAAATGGTATAACATCTTATCGTCGCAGATAATTTTCTCGCCAATCCCCAATCTCCGCCATAATCAATTGTTACAGATTCAACATCTGGACTTGGTTTAAACTTTGGTTTATAAGTTGAATCCCAAGATTGGTTATCAAAAGGTAAAGTCATTTGCCCAGATCCACCACATCTCATATCATGCCCTGTCAATTTTACATAACATGGATTTCTGACAGAAGTTGATTCTCCTCCTGTCTGTGGCAAATCCATTAATTTTCTCCTTGCTTTGAGAATATCAACGACTTGAACAATTGGTTTTCTTCTATAAAGGGATTCTGCCATTATTTAAATAAAATATCTCGATTTTTGTTCATTTGATGTTCCAGCATTTGGTCTATAACCAACCGAATTTGCGAGAACTTTAATCGTCATTGAAACGTCTGTATAAAGTGGTCTCCTATCTTTCCAAGGATATTCAGGCTTCCAATCATAAGTTAATGAAGTTATAATTCCATAACTTTTTATCAATGCTCCGACTTGAAAGTAAACGTGGGGAGAATTATATCCATTTCCAGCTTTATAAATTGGATAAGTCATTCTTCCTAATCTCGCAAGAAGGAAATCATGATTATTCTTATGTTCTATTTCATTCATCCCAACAACGAAGAATGAAACATTGACTTGACGATTTGCTCCGGCGTAAAAAACCTTCGGATCCGCTCTTCCCATATCATAAAATTCATTATATGAAGGATTAGAAGAATCATTTAATGAAGTGATATGTGCTTCAAATTCAAGTTTCCAATCCTTTTCATTCATAGCACCAACTCCTGGGTCGTAACGCCAGAAGTAAAATTGTTCTTTAGGGAAATCTGATCTAGGTCTGGCCAAAAGTTACGCTCCAACCCCATTGACATTGATTTTATTTTCTTTGAAAAAGTCCATCATAATTTCGGCGATTTCATAAGATAATCCCGCTAATTCTCCAGGTTGGATTGCAGTGTTTGATTTCAATCTTGTGAAAATAAATTTAGCCATATTCTTTTCAAATGGAGAATTTCCTTCCTTCAATAAATTTCTCATTTTCATATTATCTTTTTCCTTTATGCTTTATTATTTAATTTATTTACAATATTTCCAACTCGTTGACCATCCATGTTGACAACCAAATCTTTCTTCAGAGAAAGTTCAAACAAATAAACGAGTTTTTTCAACAACATATTTGTTTCAAGATTATCGGGAACTGTGTCTTCCTCATAAGTATCTTCTCGTTGATTATTTACTTGATATGGATTGAATTGAACTTGTGTTGAAGCCGTTCTCTCCATCGTCATTCCGGTTTCGCCCGGAATTGAAGTTTTGGAATTCAAGAGTTTATCCTGAGCCATCGCTTCTTTTCTCGGAGTTGAAACCTTTGGAACTTGAGGTTGAACTGGACTGATTTTAACCTGAGTTGAATCCTGTTGAACTCCTTCATATCTTTGAACAATTGGCTGAACTTTTTCTTTAACGACAGAATCAATTCCAATCTTCGGAATGTCTTTTAACTTTTCAATTCCACTCAAATCCAAATTGACCAAGGTATTCGCCAAATTGAACAAAGCATCATTCAAGTCAACTAAAACTTTCTGGACAATATATAAAGGTTCTGCCAATTTTCCAAGTTTTTCAAGATCTTTAATCACATCTCCGCCGAAAGCAGAACTAATTGCTTTACCAATCCCCGAAATTGCAGATAACGAATTAAAGGTTGCGATTGCTCCACCAAGTCCAATTATCGCTCCAGAAACTGCAATCAATGATGAAACTGGAATTGAAACAATTTGCCACATCGCCTTTCCAAGTTCTAACATTGGTTTAACATCTAAACTTTTCATTGAAATGTTAATTGCAAGAACCGAACCGGCAAATGCAAACAATGAAAATGAAGCAGCACCTATTGTCAAAGCACCTGTCAAAATCAACGGAGCAACTAATCCAAATCCTGCGGCAATAACTCCAAATCCGATCAATGCTGCTCCAGCCTTTTTCAAACTATCCCAATCCACTTGATTGAACATTTTCATTCCAATTGCCATCGGAATCATAGATGCACCTAATGCAGCAATTCCAACTGCACCTAACAACATTAATGGAACCATTCCTCCAATTACTCCAGCAGCAACTCCAAGACCAATTAACGCAACTCCGGCCTTTGCCAAACTTCCCCATTCAACTTCATTAAATTTATTCAATGCGTAAGCAGCAGGAATTAAACTCGCTCCTAGCAACGCAATTGCAACGGCACCAATTATCATCTGCGCTGAAGCAGATCCAAGGGCAAGTGCAACAACAGTCAAGCCTCCGAGAGCTGCTCCTGCTTTACCTATATCTTCCCATTTAACAGATGCGAAGTTTTGAATTGCTTTTGAAGTTATCCACAATGCACCAGATAAAACAACCAATGCTGCTGCGCCTTTTATCGCACTTCCCTTAAATGAACTCAACCCATCTCCAATTCCCTTTAAAATATTTTTAATCGCAGTTCCAATTCCAGAAGATAATTCTTTAATTGATGTTGAAATGAACTTGACAATATCTGTTAATACAGTCTTAATTCCATCCCATGCAGATTTAAGAATATTTTTAAATGAATCAAAACCTGAACCTGTTTTCTTTGCAACTTCTTCAATTGGTGACTTTGGACTTGGGATTGTCATTTTCTTCGATCTTGTCGTCGATTCAATCGTTTTTTCTGAAGTTGATTTGGTTTTTTTAACAACTTCTTGAACTTGTTCAATTGGAGCTAAAACTTGCTTTCCTTGATCTGCTAAATTATCAAATGTTCCTGAAATCGATGAAGTTGAACCTGGGAGTATTTTCTTTGCAAAATCAACAATCTTTCCAAATATTCCCTTTCCTTTCTCACCTATCTTTTCAAATGATTTTTCTCCCGATTTTTCAACAGAACCAAACGCTCCAGATAATTTCTTAATTGGATTTTCAAGTTTACCTTCAATGTGTTTTTCAATTTTTTTACTGAAAACTTTTTCTATTCCTTCTGATAAATAACTCGTTAATATTGAACCCATTCCCATTGATGCCATTTCAAACATTCCCGACATATTATCCGTCATTTCAGAAGTTTTTTCTTCCCCATCCTTTTTCATCGTCAAAAATGAAGCAGCAGATCTAATTGCCATAATTGCAAACGTTTTTGATGCAATTTCTCCAATTGTACCAAATCCCTTTCTAGCAGAATCTGAATTTATAAAACCAACTTTTCCACTTGTTTTAATTACATCTTGAGTCTTTTTAACTGAAGATTGAACTTGAGTTGTCATCTTCGTTGTTGCGTTTGCAACTTTGACAGTATCTTTTTGCAGTTCTGTTGCAACTTCTGAACTGACTTTTGATGCGTTTGAAGTAACAGTTTTTGCGCCATTGGTAATTTCAGAAAAAGTTTCCTTGATTGAACTTGCGACTTCTCGCATCGTATTTCCAATCGAATCTGCCATCGATCCCATCGAACTTTGCACAGATGCAGCCATTTCCTGAATTACAGAAGTTGAATCGGAAGCAGTCTTCTTTGCAGATTCATCGGCAGAAACGAACAATTTACCAATAATTGGAATTTTAGAAGCAAATTCTGCAATTCCAGAATTCAATAATCCAAATCGCTTCGCAATGAAAATTCCACCAATTATCTCACCGATTCCAATCAAAACTTTGAAAACTTCGGATAAAAATCTTCCCGTTCCATTTATTGAATCTCCAAATTCATCCATCTTTCCCGTCATAGCAGATAATAAATCTCCTGCCCATTTTAAAGGTTTCAATATAATTTGAAGAAGTGGTCCAATTAATTTAA